AAAGGATGTCAGGTAGTATTATTTGACTCTGAAAATGCATTGGACGAACAATGGCTACAGGCAGTAGATGTAGACACTTCTCCAGAAAAATTACTGAGAGTAAGTGTTTCAATGATTGATGACGTTGCCAAAGCAATATCTGAATTTATGAAAGACTATAAAGCAAATTATGGCGATCTGGAATATGATGAAATGCCAAAACTTGTTTTTGTTGTAGATAGTTTAGGAATGCTTTTAACTCCTACAGACGTTGATCAATTCAACAAAGGTGATATGAAAGGCGATATGGGTCGTAAACCAAAGGCATTAGCCTCCTTGGTTAGAAATACGGTAAACCAGATCGCCCCTTTCCCTATTGCCTTAGTGGCAACAAATCATACTTATGCATCACAAGACATGTTTGACCCTGACGATAAAATATCAGGCGGACAAGGTTTTATATATGCAAGTAGTATTGTAGTTGCAATTAAAAAACTAAAACTAAAAGAAGATGCTGACGGAAACAAAGTTTCTTCTGTGCAAGGCATTAGAGCGGCCTGTAAAGTTATGAAATCTAGATATAGTAAACCTTTTGAAGGTGTACAAATTAAGATTCCATATGAAACTGGAATGGACCCATATAGTGGTATGTTAGAAATGTTAGAATCCAAAGGCATTGTGGAAAAAGTCGGAAATAAACTGTCTTACATATCTCCTATAACAGGTGAAGAAATAAAAGAGTTCAGAAAACAATGGACTAATGAAAGACTTCAACTAATTATAGACGAATGGGGACAAAATCCTAAAGCACAACAAGAAGTTGAGGATATTGACCCTGACGTATTAGAACCAGAAATGGAGGATTACACAGATGAGTCCTGAAGTAGCATTACTTTTAGATGTCTGGGACACGATCAAATCGCAGATTCCAGCAAAAGAAAGACTTCATGTAGCAGAAGACCTTGTTAGAACATTTGAAGACAATGTCAGTATTTCAGAAGCAGAAGATCATCTCAATGAGTTTGATACTGTTATGAAAGCGGCTATAGTAAGTCATTTTGATATCGGCCTTGAAGAGGACGATGAGGAGTGGGAATATTAATGGCAACCCATTATAATAAAATTGTTGACGATCTAGGTAATATTGTAGATGCTATTGCATACTATGAGAAAGAACTAGAAGATGCAAGATGGGAAGTCAGAATAAAAGGGAGTTTGGAGAAAGCCTCCTCCTCCCTTCCCGGTCTGACAGAGTTTCGCTTCAATCAACTCCAAGAGATTGAAGCAATACTCGAACATTTAAATATAGAACTTCGCAAAGAACGTTCTAAAATATTTCGTAAATACCTAGAAAACTATAATAGAACTTTAAGTAGCCGAGACGCAGATAAATTTGTTGACGGTGAACAAAGTGTTATAGATTTATCTCACTTAGTTAATCAATTCAGTCTTTTAAGAAATAAATACTTGGGCATAATGAAAGGTCTTGATACAAAACAATGGCAAATTGGACACATTACAAGACTTAGAACTGCAGGTATGGAAGATATAGTAATTGATTAATGATTAAAACATTTGAATACGATTTACTACAATGCGAGGAAAGAACCTGGCATGATTGGGAAAATTTTACAGAAACAATAACAAAAAATTTCCAAAATTTTAGACTTCAAAATCCTGATGAACAAGTAAAAATAAAATTTAATTATACTTGTGAAGGAACTGTTATACTTATAGATAACAAAATTTTTTATCAAAGGTTACACGAGTTTGGTAAAAAGTATAATGTAAAACTTTCTAACATTACCTTTAGAGGTAGTAACGAAAAGATACAGCAAAGTTATGATAAGTGGCACGAACTTTACTCAGACACACCAGACAAAATAAATGTAGAGAGCGAATGTTTTGGATTATTTTTGTATAGAAAAAATAGTGGATATCATAAACATTTAATTTATACAAAAGAAGCACCTGAAGGAATAAGAAGTAAAAAATATAATTGTTTAAATGGAAACATGTTACCGCATAGGCTAATGTTTATGCTATCTATGTTTAAAGAAAATTTAGTTGATACAGAAAATACATTAACTAGTTTCCATGCATTTCCTGAATTGTTAAATCCTAGTCCAACAGATCCTGTACTAAAACATCAAAAATGGGTAGACTTACTAACAAATGATATAAGAAACCAATTACCATTACAATTTGATATTACAGGTGACTGGCAACAAATATATGACAAAGTATTTGAACCTTATCCAGCAGTTAATAATTTAGACTGGAACAAAGTAGGTGATTTTAGAAACATTTATGAAAGCACATACTTTACAATTACAACAGAAGGTTCAGAATGCCAATCATTATGTGACTATCATTGGGAAGATGAAATAAATGATTACTTTAAAAGTTTTCATACAGAAATGTTTATCACAGAAAAAACTACCAGACCCATACTAAATTTACATCCACAAATTATTTACGGTGCAACAGGCACAATAGAACATTTAAAAAGTTTAGGATATAAAACTTTTAGTGATTATTGGAGCGAAGATTATGACAATGTTGATGGAGAGCATAAACTAGAAGCAATAATGAATGTTATAAAACAAATGTCTGCAAAGTCATTAGAAGAGTTACACGAAATGTATTGGGATATGATGCCAATTCTTCAGCATAATCAAGCAGTTCTGCTTGATACATCTATATAAAAAACACTTGACAAATCACAGTTTTTTGCTATACTAGTATAGTAAGGAGTTAAAAAATATGTCATTAATATTACCAGGAATAGCAATTATAGGAATCATTTTATGGACTATAAATGGTATTTTTAAAGAAATTTTCGGAAATGCAGATAGTTTTATTGGCAACTTAATATGTTTTATACTGTTTTGTTGGATAGTAAAGTCTACTTTTGTTTGGTTATTTCTTTAAAAGGTATTGACAATACAGTATTTTTTGCTATAATATACTTATATTTAACTAAAGCCGTGGGAGGCATATATGAAAAATAAAAGAGACTTTGTTAAGATCAGGAATGGCATACATAGAAGTAAGCCAGTCACAGACGCAGTATTCCCTTTACTCAAAGGGGTAACATTTGGTAAACGTGGAGCATTTGTAACAGTTGATGCAACTGCTTTAATGGGAGCCGAGTTCACAAAAATCAGAGTACTAGTTGATTCACCAAGTGAAGTTGTTCCAGCAACTGAGCAAGAGTATAACAACTTTATACCTGAAAACATGAAGCCTAAAGAGAAAAAGGAAACACCTAAACAAGCAATGGATAGAATTGCAGAAAGGTTTAATATCCTTGACGAGATGACTGACGCAGTTGCTAACGGTGTTGTTAGAGGACTAATTGTAAGTGGTCCTCCAGGAGTAGGTAAAAGTTTTGGTGTTGAGACTATACTTGAAGAGTATGACGCAATGGCAAAAATTGGTGGAGCAGTAAAAACAGAAATTGTTAAAGGCTCAATGACACCGATTGGTTTATATCAAACACTATTTAATAATAGTGCGGCAGGTGACATACTTGTATTTGATGACTGTGATAGTGTACTATTTGATGAAGTTTGTCTTAATATGCTTAAAGCAGTTTTAGACTCAGGTAAGAAAAGAACTATTAGTTGGAAAGCAGAATCTTCCGCACTAAGAAGAGAAGGAATACCTGACAGGTTTGACTTTAAAGGTGGAGTTATCTTTATTACTAATGTAAACTTTGAAAATGTCAGGAGTAAAAAGATACAGGATCATTTAGCCGCTCTTATGTCAAGATGTCACTACATTGATTTAGGAATGGATTCTATAGACGATAAGTTTATTAGAATTAACCAAATCATTAGAGATGGTATGCTTAAAGAGTATGGCTTTAGCAAGGAGTTTGAAAAGGAAATCGTTGACTTTATGCATGATAACGCAAAGAGGCTCAGAGAAATATCATTAAGAATGGTACTCAAGATAGCCGACTTGGCAAAAATGAACTTTGACAACTGGAAGGGGTTAGCAAGGTCAACATGTATGACTAGGTTCGATATCTATTCATAAAATCAAGAGCCCTTAATAAATATTTTTAAGGGTTCCCCCTAGTGTTCAGAACCCTCCCACTTTGGACACGATTAACCCCCAAATTTATTTGGGGGTTTCTTATATAAACCTCTTGACAAATCCTAATACCCATGTATAATTAAAAGTATTAAATTACGACTTTGATCAGTCACTACTGGAGAAATAGATCATGGAAAAATTCCTATATGATAATATCATAAAAATTGCAATAGTTATTACTTTGCCTTTATGGACAGCCTTTGCACTTGCTGAAGACATAGAAGAGGTAATTGTTATTGCACAAGAAGTAAAACAAACAGAAACAGATGCCCTTACAGACACTAAATTAATTAGTGGCATTATGCCAGAATTAACTTACATAGCAGGAGGCTATGGAGGTAATGTGCTATTCAGAGAGCGAGGCACACAATCAGTACATACAGCAGTTTATAGAAATGGCATACCGCAAAATACACCTGGTTCAGGCTGGTATGATTTTGCACATGACATTGTATCAGGGGAAGATGTATTAGTTATAAGTGGAGCCAATAGTGTAATGTATGGCTCAGGAAGTATTGGTGGTACAGTTTTGATAAAAGACTTAATTAAGAAAGGTGTAACTGGAAGACTAGGAAACCAATCTCACAGATATTATTCACTAGCACCTACAAACTGGATGCAAGTTACAGATTTTTCAGTAAAGCAAAATGCTAGAAACGATAATGATGAAGAAGATACTTATAAAAATACTAGTGCAAAAATTATTGCAGACGCAGGTGACTTTACTTTATATGTAAATGCAACTGATTATGAATACGATTATGATAATTGTTATACTGCTAGTTGGACACAAAGTAACGATTGCTTACAGGACGGAGAAAGATTTACAGTAAGTATTAGAAACGAATACTTTACAATAGGAAGATCAGAAGACAAGGCAGAATATTTTACTGAGGGTGTTAGCACATACCAAAATGAAAGTAGCAGAGACTTCTTTAGAGTAGGCGATACAGTACAACTATCTAACTTATTAGATGTTACTTATGGTGTTGACGGTAGCAAAGACCAATACATGGAACAAAAACAAGACAACTATGGTGCCTTTTTAAGTATAAATGCCAAGTTTGCATTAGAATATAACTTTGGTATTAGGTACGGAAACGAAGACCAAAACGCAGTAAGATTAGGTATCGCAAAAGATCAGTTCTTTTTTAA